CCTCGTCTGGCGCCCTTGGGAGGGTCATAGACGCAAGCATCATTTGGTTGAGCTTCCACGCCTCGAGCCCGGGCTTTGCGGCACAGCCAATAATCGTCGTGACTGACGGTACTAGGTTCAGCTTGCGCGCATCCGCTAGTGTTGTGTTGCGTGGGTTACCATTCTTGGCTTCCACGGTGTACTTTGGCGCACCTTCTCGGGTGTACCAATGTGAGCTCTCGCTCGCCCTTACTGTAATCTCAGCCATGCCAATCCCTCTTTTGTTAATGTCCAAACAATTGCGTTGCTACCAGAGGGGGTCTTACGTTTGACGGTAAGCCCTTCCTCGTCCTTGAGCCGCTCAATAAACCCAGCGTCTTGGCAGTCTTTCCTGCGCTTGCCAATGCTGTTTTGCTGTAGTCCTGTGACGTCAGCCAGCTCAAAGTCGGTCATTGCACCGTACCTGAGCAGAGCCTCCATCGCCATGACTCGGTGCGCCGAAGCGCTGAAGCTCGCCCTATGAGCGGCTTCGTGTGAAGTCACTGGATCTGTCCTCCTAGCAAGTGGTTCGCTGAAGAGGTCGCGGGTATGAGTGTCTTCAAATGTCTTCATGATCAGAAGGGCAGGTCGTCTTCCATGTCATCAAAGCCACTAGAAGGGGCTTTAACGGGCTTTTGAGCGCTTTTATTGCCTTGGAGAGCCTGCCACTCAGGGGAAGCCTCAATCATCGCCTTGAGCCCTTTACCAAAGGTGTCGTACAGCTCGTAGTCAGGCTCAGCCAAACGGAACACTTGGTTAGGGTTGATGGCTGGGGGTAGACCAGCGGACTTGATCACCGAAGGAACAGGGGCAACGCCTTTGACGTTTGAGTACATCTTGCCGTTTTTGCCGGGGCGCGGGATCACCGTCAACATGCACCACGCACCAAGGATCGTAGAGATGTCAAACCGACGCATCTCCGCCTCTGTGAAGGGCTTGTTACGCCAGTTCTGTAGGTCGATCCGAAGGTTAGCCTTCTCTGACCAACTCAACGTGTAGTTCTTGAAGATCGCTAGGGGGTCGCCACGCTCTGTGACCAGCTCTTCGCCTTCGTCATCTTTGCCATGGAGCTCCCAACCGAGCATGATCTTGCGCTGGTGCTTCTCTTGACCCTCGTACTCAGAACGCTGGGTTCCCAAGTCAATAATGCGATAGCAACGAGCAAGGTGAAGACCTGCGGGTACTGCTTTGAAGTCGCCAATCGGCGCTGTGTTTTCTACGATAAAACTCATGATTTTTCCTTAAAGATTTCGTTAAATTTGCTAGTAAATTGGTTGATAAATTCAATTGCTTTTGGGTCTGTTTTGAGTGCTTCCTCGAGTAAATATTGTGTGTATTCCTGCTGTAACACAGGGTCGTTTTTCCATTGTTCGTATTCTTGATTTGTTGCCATGGTAATCCTCACTCTGAGCCTCCAAAGAAAAAAGCCATGCCTACGTTGTCAGGAAGCTTTACGCCTCCGTTGTAGATGTGGTTGATGTCAATGTTGGTGTTCATACCATCAGCAACGCCTAGGTAGTAGTGAAGCTGTTCTGTGTGCCAATCAAGCACCATCAGGATGCCGATGCGACCTTTGCTGGTGTCAAGCCAGATTACGTCTTGTAAATTCATTAGGGTCTCCAAATAAAAAGGTCAAGGGCAAGGATCAGTGCCCCGATGAAGAACAGGATCACGTTCAGGCGCATAGCCTTAAATTCTTCGTCGCTCATGCTTGCTCCTTGTTAGGCCACTCAGCCCAAATAATTGGACGACCAATCAAATGTTCTTTTTCCATTGTGATGGTCACAAACTCCAACGGAGAAACCTTTGCTGGTTTAGTTTCATTGTCCCAATGAGCAAACAACAACTCAGCAAAATGAAAGCATTGGTCTTGAATCTCTTCTTCCACTTTTTTTTGCCATACGTTTTTTGTTGGGCCAAGGCTTATCAACTCAGCCTTCTCAGCAAGTTTTAAAATTTCATTGCGGTTCATGTCAAACCTCCCACACGATCAGCACTGCGTACAGCGCAATCAAGAAGAGGGCATAGGCAATCCAGCCAGCAATGCGGCGCTGAGAGAACTCAGGCTCAATGCCAAGCAATGCCATTTGCAGAAGCTCTGCATCAGCACTCATGTAATTGCGTTGGGGAGGGGTGTAGTTGCACCCAATTTGAAGACCAGACTTGGTCGTGTAGGGAAGTTGCTTTTCCAATTGATTCTCCTTAACCGCCGTATCGGCGTACACGAATCTTAACACCGAATTAAAAACCAACACAATACATTCCCGAGTGAAACGTAGGGGTATCTTTAATTTAAAGTTAATGTATACTTGCCGCCAAGGAAGAACAATGATGACATTGCAAGAGTACTTTTCGACGGAGCCGTTGGGCGCAAGAGGTGAGATGGCAGAGTATCTGGGCATCAGCCTGACATGGATGTCTCTGCTCATTCATGAGCGTAGAACTGCATCAGCCGCGTTGGCGGTTAAGATTGAAAAAGCAACACAAGGTTTGGTCACAAGAAAAGACTTGCGTCCAGATCTGTTTTTCGTGTAGAGTTTGAAGCACGGCTAGGACGGACTAATTACCCGTTCCGAAAAGCGTTCCATCCCCGCCTGCCGCTGTTTCTTTTTGGGATGTGTTATTGGGATCGGTATGCACTACTATCAATTCAGCATCGGCGACTACAGAGCCGCCACAGCTCATCTTTCAAACGACGAGGATCTTGCTTATCGCAGGCTTCTCGATATGTACTACGACACCGAACAGAAGATCCCATTGGATACCCAGTGGGTTGCCAGACGTTTGCGAGTCGATACCAAGACGGTTAACGCAGTTCTGTCTGACATGTTTGTCAAACATGATGACGGATGGTTTCATTCTCGTTGCCAAGAAGTTATTGAGCACTATCACGCCATGGCAGAGAAAAACAGGGCTAATGGCAAATTGGGTGGTCGTAGAAAGAACCCAGTGGGTAACCCAATGGGATCCGACTCGGAACCCAGCGCTAAGGCAACTAATAACCAAGAACTATTAACCAATAACCAATCTAAAGTAGCTAACGCTACTCCTGACCTCGGCAAGCCGAAGTCAGTGCCACCTGCACCAATTCAGGAAATAGTTGAGATGTACAACACCATCCTTCCTGAACTGCCACAGACTGTTGTTGTCAACGATTCTCGCAAGAGGGCTATAGCCGCCAGATGGCGTGAGGTTGTCACTGCTGACAAACTTGACAGGCAGGGTGGGTTGGACTTTTTCCGTTGGTACTTTGAGATGGTCAAGACCTCGAAGTTCCTGACAGGCAAATCAAAGGACTGGAAGGCTGACATGGACTTCCTGTTCAACCCAAGCAAGTTTCCCAGAGTCATTGAAGGCACATACCACAAGGAGCAAAAATGAGTTACGCATCAGCCAAACAGCGCTACGCTGAAAAAACAACATTCCCTGAAGATCAGGAAGTCAGTCACAACTGCTTCGCCAATGGTTGCCCCATGGCTGGTGGGATCTCTACTGGTGGCAACTGGGTCTGCGCCTACCACCATCAGGCTACCTCGGACACGTGGCCTCGCGTGACAGAAGCCCTGCGTGACGCCGAGAACGTCCGTGTTGCGATCAACGAAGTCATGAAGATCGACATGATCTCGTGGGGCGCCAGCGTCAATGGTTACCCACCAAAGTGGCAAGAGTTTGCCGCCCTGTTTGACAATGAGCCAGAGCTCCAACCCACCGAGCACGAGAAGATCCGCAAAACAAAGTACGAGTACCGCCTGCGCAACGAGCTGGCTATCCGATCAGGATTGGCAAAGAGGAAATCATGAACCCAAAAGTAGCTGACATGGCATCTAAGGTTGGATTTGATGCCGCTGATTACACATGGTTTGATTTTTCAGAACTTGGTGATCACGCGGACGAAGAGTTAAAAAGCGTTGGGCGCCAATACGGTTGGCACAATCAGATGATGCATCTTGACCAGTTTTTAACTCCATCTGATCACATGGCGGTCATACAACCAGCATGGCCTGACATTGCGTTTACCTACGACAAATACATCAAGTTTGGTGGATACGAGGGAGCCGCTGTCATGCTGTGGACAAACGACGGGTTTGAGTCTCCGTTGGCAATAGTTACGGAGAAGCGGGTTCATGTTGTTGGCGATGAGGGAGACGGAACAAATGTCGTGATCCATCAAAAACTTATGGATGCATCTAAGCGCAACGGCATGACGGAACCTGATGCCATGAAGCTTTACGAGGACGCTTGCATTAGCGCGGTTAACTACGCCTGTTTGATTAACTTGAGAGCACATACCACTGAGCAGGTAGTCACCGCGCACATGGCAAGAGGTATGGAGTTCATCAATCGCAAGCGCAGGGCAAAGCACCAGCCTTTGGTGTACTCGTGGAACACAATTGAATTAAAGCCAGACGCGCAGGTTAAGCAACCGCATAAGGGCGGCACACACGCAAGCCCGGCTCGCCATAAGCGACGCGCCCACATGAGGCGTTTAAGCGCAGGTGGATTTACATGGATACCTGAGATGTGGGTAGGTAGCATTGAGAACGGACTTATCGTGCATGACTACGTGGCTGACCGTGAACTTAAAGGACAAGGATGACCAAGCATGAAGCCCAAAAAATCCTCGATGAAATCCGCAGTGGGTTTGGTGATGCCTACACCGAGGCTTGCGCCATCGAATGTCTCTATCTCACAGGAGACCTTGGAACACATGAAACAATGCGAAGCGCGAGAGTGGATGAAACGGTACGAGAAGAAGGCTATCGAGCTAGGCTCAGGGAGCGCGCAATCATGGTGGCAAAAAGTAAAGAATGACATCGAGAAGCGTCGTGGAACCGATGCTATGAATGACCTAGTAAACCGAATGAAAAAGGAGCGAGAAAATGGCAAAAGTAGAACTCAGTGACTTTCAAAAGAAGTTCTTTGCTCAGGGCACAGGACAGACCTTGTTCACAGCAAAAGAATTTGAAGAGGGGCTGGCGCAGGCTAAGGCTGAGATCATGGCTGTAGCGATACAGACCACGAAGCAAGCCATTGGCATCGAGCGTGAAGCCTGCGCACAGGTTGCCCAACAAGCAGGCTTTGACGAGCTGGCACACGCAATCAGAACGCGGATGCACCGTGCGGATTGAGTTGGACTTTCCGCCTGCGGAACTCTTCCCAAACCGTGCCAAGGGTACGCACTGGGGCAAGCTCTACCAATTACGGTCTGACTACCGTGACAGCAGTACTTGGCTGGCTAAGCACCAGATCAAGGGCTGGAAACATGCAGGTGGAGAACTGAGGCTTACGCTGACGTTTGAGATGCCTGATAAACGAAAGCGCGACGCGGACAATTGCCTTGCCGCGGCAAAGGGAGCGCTGGACGGCTTAGCCGACGCATTGATGGTGAACGACCAACTGTTTCAGCCCATCATGATTTACAGAAAATTTGGAACAAAACCCGGGAAACTCTTAATCGAAATCGAGGAACAAACATGAGCAAGCTTATTGACCCAAACGAAGCCGTGGACTTCATGATCACCAACTCAGCCAAGTACGCCGAGGCAGAGGCAACAAAGGTGTACATGGAGGAGCTACGCAAGACCATCAAAGCCGAAGAGATGAAGAACGCCGAGATCTATGGCAACGGTGAGTACAAGACCGCCGCCATGCAAGAGCGCGAAGCCTACGCCTCCCCACGTTACAGAGAGCACCTAGAAGCCCTTAGACAAGCCGTAGAGGAGCGCGAACGCCTCAGATGGCTCCTCATAGCCTGTCAGGAAAGAATCGCCGTATGGCGCTCTATGGAGGCTTCTAATCGCCACGTTGACAAGGCGACTCTGTGAACAACAACCTCACGTCGAAGGAAAGAGCGTACGTGGGGCTTGTCAAAGAGCTCCCGTGCTCTGTGTGTGATGCACCCCCACCGAGTGACGCACACCACGTCAAACAGCATAGGCAGTACACCTGCGTGGCTTTGTGCAAGGACTGCCACCAAGGGAGTTTCAATGGCTGGCACGGGCAGAGACGCATGTGGTCGGTGATGAAAATGGATGAGCAGGACGCCCTGAACGTCACCATCGAGAGGGTCGTTGCCCTTTTGATGAAAAGGTAGGGTATAAAATAACGAAACCCCAAAGGCAGGCGCGCCTTGTGGGGTTTCTCATCAATTGATATAGAGGTATCGCATGACTGATTTAATTTTAACTCAAAAGCAACTCCAAGAAATTTTGGAGTACGACTCCGTTACTGGTACTTTTTTGTGGCGAAAAAACGGCTATAAAAAAAGAATTAGTAGGGTTGCTGGGTGCGCCATCCCCACTGGTTACATCGTGATAGGCATAAATAAAAAAACATGGATGGCTCACAGATTGGCATGGATTTATGTAAATGGGGACATTCCTTTAAGCAAATTTATTGACCACATCAACAGAGACAGGTCTGACAACAGAATCGACAATCTAAGACTGGTTGACCCTAGTGAAAACTCACAAAACCAAAGCATAAGAAGGCAAACCTTTGAGCCTCGTAGCAGGGATAGGCATTACATAGCCGCCAAAGAAAAAATTGAATTAGCTAAAAAAAATCAAAGCATAGGGAAAACACCTACGAATTCTTTTTAAAAAAGATTCCCAAACCGTTTTAACTTCGTGTTAAGATCCCAATCACTGCAACAAGCAGGTTACATGAAAAAGGAAATTGGAAATGACTACTACTACCGCTCTCAAGATCGTTGACCAACTCGGTTTGATCGAAGACCAAATTGCCGCTTTGCAAGAGCAGGCAGATGACCTCAAAAACCAACTCAAAATGTTGGGTCAAGGTTCTTACGCTGGCACTATGTACGTGACCACCATCAAGCACACACCAGAAAAGAAAACGACAGCATGGTCTGCCGTTGCCAAAGAGCTGAACGCTCCTGCTGAGCTGATTGCTAAGCACACAAAGGTTACCTACAACATCCTCGCCGCCGAAACAAAGGCACTGTCAAACTAATCCCTGCCCTTCGGGGCATTTACTTGAAAGACCATCATGAACTACGACAACATCTACACAGAAGCCCTCAACGCCGCTAAAGCCGCTGAGTCCGCCTTCATGGAAAAACATGGCGAGCCAATGTACTGTGGCTTTGCTTGGGTTGACATTTCAAGTGCACGTATCCCCTTCGTGGGCTGGTGCAAGAAAAACAACGTGGGTCGCAAGCACTGGCAAAAAGGCTGGTGTATTTGGAACCCTGCTGGTAACGGCACACAGTCCATGGACGTCAAAGAAGCTGGCGCCTATGCATTCGCAGAAGTCCTGCGCAAGCATGGCATCTCAGCATACGCTGGCTCAAGAGCAGATTAAGGAGAACACCATGGCAAAGTACTGGAACGAACAAGGCGCCTACCAAGCGCTCGTAACGCCCCTACAGGCGCTTATCCCTGCCATGGGTGAAATACCCCAAGGCAAAAAGCAAAACAAGCACCTAGAGCGTTTTCGCAAGGCGCAGAACTGCTACTACGATCTGTACAACAACGGGCTGATCAACCGAGCCCGTGAGTTCAGCACCCTGTACAAGCTCCCCGGCATCCCGCGGGAGATCCGTGAGCGCAGGCACCTTGGCTCTATGCTCTCGGGATACACCGAGATCTGCGTTGACACTGCGATGGACGACTTCATCATCAAGGCTTACCAAGAACAAATGGCATTAGGGAAAGTCCCTACTGTTGAATCGTTTTAATTTCATGTTAAGATGCAATCACGCCAATAAGGCGGTTACTTGAAGGAAATCAAAATGAACAAATCTTACACAGCATATGTCGCATCTGATCTGTACAACGCAGGTTACGCTTGCGACGGTCGCCCTTTTATTGCCGATAGCTTTTATGTTGTTGTCGAGAACGAAGCTGGTCGTCGTTTCCGTCACGCTGTTACTTTTAACGGCACTCAGCAAGTTTTTTGCGAAGAGACGGGCGACGTTTGCTTCCCAGATCTTCGCGAAGAAGCTTCTGCTAAAGCAGAGCGTTTAGCCGCTCGTGTTAATGCCGCTCTTGCGTCTGGTAAAGCCTTAGCTCCTACATTTTGGGATGAAGTTGATCCAGTTTACGGCTCTGATGAGTATGTAGCTCAAGGCACAGAAGCTAAGCGTGTTTTTGCTGAGAAGCAAGCAGGTTAATCAAAACGGGGGGCTACGGCTCCCCATCAACCCACTTTACTTGAAAGAACCATCATGACAAACGAAATCGAAACATCAATCAACACTGAGGCAGAAATTCGCGTCAGTGCCGACCAATACGACGAGGGCGTATGGCTGTGCCTGCAAGGTCGTCGCTCAATGATGAGCGTCCCACTGACTCGCGCCGAAGCCGAGCAACTGCTGGCTAACCTGCAACTTGTTCTTGCCAAAGAGGTGGCTTGATGTACGACACAACAACATGGAGCCGTGTGGTTCCAGCCAACAAGCCATGGATCTCCATGACGGAAGACCAGCTCTTGAACAACATGCAGAGGATCTGGGACAAGCCACAGAACTGCGCTGTGTCACACCTCAAGGCTGGCATCGCCCAGCTCCAAAGCAGAGGAATCCTGACCGCCGAAGAGGCGCAGGCTTGCCTCAAAGAAACCCTCAATATGAGAGCTAAGGCACAACGAAATGAGCGAAACTAAAATGAGCGATTACATCAAAGGGTTCAACGCAGGTGTTGACTGCGTTTTGACCGAAATCCAGCGCCTTGAGAAAATAGCCCCTATAAACCTCGAACAGCTCCTTAAGCACCTTGACCCTCAACGCGACCAGAAAACGGCTCCAAAGCCCGATAAAGGGGCTCCATGACCATGGCTGTGATCAAGAGCGTACGTGTTGCGCTCCGCGGAATACCTGATGGCATGACCTTAGAGGAGCTGTCAGACTTGTTGAGTAGACCAAAGACCAACGTCAGGAAGGTGTTGAAGAACATGCCAGACGTGTACATTGACAGGTGGGAAGTAGCACCAAGAGGGCAATACAAAGCCGTCTGGTGTGCCGTTATCCCCCCAAATGATTGTCCAAGACCTAAAGGAATGAGCAATGAACGCGATTGAATGGAAAAGCCTTACCGACGAAGAGATTCAGAAAGCTTTAGGCGTAACTGCTGAGAGCTCCAACTGGAACATGATCATGGTGCTCGAGTGGGCAAAGAAGATTGAAGCCGCACTGCTGGAGAAAAACAATGGATGACGACGACGTACAGGATTACGTACGCCCTTGGAAGGGGTTGACGGATGAGGAGCTAACAGACTTGCTCTACAACACAAACCTTGGACAAGCGAGTGCAGTTCTGCAAGCGATTGCCTTGCTGAAGGAGCGCAACTCATGAGCGAAGCAGAACTGAACATTTGGGAGAAGGCGCTAGGCTGGCGCAAAAGGCAGATGATCCAACGCCAGCTTGACCCCATCACAAACAAGATCAGGAACGACACACTCGAAGAGATAGCGCTCGAGTTTGACAAAATGCGCAACGGTGGGGATACCACGGCAAGCTTCGCCGCCTACGTGCGAGGACTCAAGAAATGACCGAAGAGATCTGGGCGCCAGAGTGGATAGAACAAAACCCTGAGCTGGCAAACAAAGCCATCACAGAGCTACAGGTCAAGGTGCAGGAGCTTGAGTCAAAGCTTAAATACGCGACCGTAAAAGCCGCAAAACTGGAAAGCCTCAACAAAGAATACAAGCTCACCATCAAGGACATGGATAGAAGGATCATGAGGGGATTGAAGGACTGATTGCATACAAACACAAAGATCCGTTAAACTTTGCGTTAAAGGAGCTCAGTGATGGCAAAGAAACCAAAAGATCTTTCCAGCGACACAGTCGCCGATGTGACAGGTAAGCCGCAAACAAAGGAGAAGCCAACAATGGGTAGACCTTCCATCTACTCAGATGCATTAGCTATCAAGATCTGTACAAGGCTAGGATTAGGGGAGAGTCTACGTAAGATCTGTAGAGACGATGACATGCCAAGCATGGCTTCAGTGATGACGTGGTTGTCCACCAAGGCTGACTTTCTTGAGCAATACACACGCGCTCGTGAAATTCAAGCTGAGACGCAGTTCGATGAAATGATTGACATTGTCGACCAACCGCCAGAGCTGAGCCACGTGACTGACAAGAACGGTGAGCTGGTCGAGGTCAAGTTCGACTCCTCTTACGTCCAGTGGATGAAGCTTCGGATTGACACTCGCAAGTGGACAGCGGCGCGCATGGCGCCTAAAAAGTACAACGAGCGTGTAATGCCTTCTGAGGAGCAGGATGACCGCAACATCATCGACGTAGACGTTAAGGCGAAGATGGATGTGGCGATCAAACGCTTAGAGCTTATTCGGATTGCTGAATGAGCGCGGTCATAGAGCCAGAGATTCTGGAGATCCTGTCTGACAAGGACAACCTGCGCAGGAGCGGCCCCTTCCACGGTTCAGCCTACGCCAAGCGCACGGAATGGCTCTCAGGCGCGTTTAATCATCAGAAGCTACCCCAAGGTACTTGGTGGAGTATCTGGCTCATGCTGGCTGGTCGTGGGGCAGGGAAAACCCGTACTGCGGCTGAACAGATCTGGTGGTGGGCGTGGGAGAACCCCAACACACGCTGGCTGGTTTCCGCCCCTACGTCTATGGACGTCCGCGGCACGTGCTTTGAGGGTGAGTCAGGACTCATGGCTGTGATCCCTTCGATCCTAATCAAAGACTACAACAAAGCCCTGCACGAGATCGTCCTGATCAACGGTAGCCTGATCAAAGGCATCAGCGCCAGCGAGCCTGATCGCTTTCGTGGTGGTCAGTACCATGGCGCATGGCTAGATGAGCTTGCCGCTTGGGATTACCTCGATGAAGCTTGGTACAACATCCAGTTCGCCGTACGACTGAAAAAGGCAGACGGTCGCACCCAAATCATTGCCACGACCACCCCACGTCCCAAAGACCTCATTGTGGAGCTCGTAGGGCGTGAAGGAGACGACGTAGCCCTCACGACGGCATCTACCTACGTCAACCTCGAGAACCTGTCTGCAAGCTTTAAGAAGCAGATCCTGTCCTATGAGGGTACAAAGATTGGCAGGCAGGAGATCCACGCTGAGCTGATCGATGCTGAGGAATCAGGGATCGTTAAGCGCGACATGTTCAAGCTGTGGGCGCCTAACAAGCCGTTCCCCAAGTTCGAGTACATCCTGCAAAGCTACGACTGCGCCAGCTCGGAGAAGACTGTCAACGATCCGACAGCCTCCGTCACGTTCGGTGTGTTCAAGCCGCTGGACGGCCCTATGTCCGCGATGGTGATCGACTGCTGGCAAGACCGCCTGCAATACCCAGACCTACGCCCCAAGGTCATCGAGGAGTACGACGTGGTGTACGGCGAGGGCAAGGACAAGAAGCGCGTAGACCTGATCCTCGTGGAAGACAAGTCCGCAGGCATAGCTCTTATACAAGACTTGCAACGTGGGCACTTGCCAGTGAGGGCGTACAACCCCGGTCGGGCTGACAAGATCCAACGCCTTAACATTGTGTCCAACATCATCGCCGCAGGGCGTGTGTGGATCCCTGAGAGCAGTGTCAGGAAGGGCTACGTCAAGGACTGGGCTGAGGGCTTTGTGTCCCAGATCTGTAGCTTCCCTGACTCAACACACGACGACTTCGTGGACGCCTGCACCCAAGGCTTGCGGTTCCTACGTGATGCTGGTTGGCTGGACATCGACGGAGCACCGCGGGACGACTACGACGAGGACGACTACTTGGACAGCGGTATGGCTAAGAAACGTGAGAACCCGTACTCAGCATGATGGACGAATGGCTACACCCAAGGTATCATTGGGCTAACAGCAACTCAGCGGGATAAGCCATGGCTGACGAAAACAAACCAGCGTTTTACCCACGAGTTGGGAACATCAAGGCTAAGAACTTCAAGCCTGCTCAGCCGATGCCCTTCGTTGATGACGAGAGAGCGATGGACTTGCCACAGTACGGCGACGTTGACCTGAGCGTTCCATCCAAAGAGAACCTAGAGCTAAGCAGGCGCATGGCTGAACGCGACGCCCAACTCAGGCGCCAGCAACAGGCTGACAGATCCCCACTCGAGAAGCTGGCTGGTGGCGTACAGGCTGGACGCTTCCTTGGCTCAGCTCTTACGCAGGGCATCAACTCAATCCCCACGCGCATGTTCAAAGGTGACGAGGCGGCTGACAAGTTCATGCAGGAACGCATCTACAAGCCTGAGCAACCCACGGCTTATGAGTACGCAGGTGACGTAGGCGACTTCCTCGAGAAGCTCGAGACCGAGTACAAGATCCCGCCAGTGCTACCCGAAGCGGTGGCGTTGCAGTTCCTGACAGGCCCAGCCACGTCCCAAGCCATGAGAACGGCAGGCAGGGGCGCAGAGCAGGTCGGTAGGAAGATTGAGAGCGCTATGGAGCCCGTCGTCAAGGGCGCCTTTGAACGTGGTGGCTTACCTCGTGAGATGGTCATGGCGATGGGTGCTAACACACAGTCCAACGTGGTCAAGCCCTACGGTGGCAATTGGCTGGGCGGTGGCGACAAAGATCAGATTAGAACTCCCGAAAGCGACCTTCGCAGGCTGAAGGTAGACACCATGATAGGTCGTGAAGGCGACACCGTTGAAGGCCTTATTACGCAAAAAGATGCTATCAATAAATGGATTGACAGTAACCTAAAGAACTACGTTAAGAAAGAAATGGGTACACGTGACGACCCAATTCGTAAGCTGGCTGAAGAGGGCATCATCCACACCCCGCTTCGCAACGATTTAGACCGCATGGAATACTTGCAAGCCATTCGTAAAGCTGAAGGCTACCCTGCTGAGGGCATGGGCAAGTCTGATCTTGCTAAGCAGTGGGAGAACATATCCGATGATGCAATCAGGGTAACCAAGGCTGGAAAAATACAAGAAGCGGCAACTGTTAATGAAAGGCTTGATGAGGTCAGAGCTGAGATAGCCGATTATCAAAAACAAATTGATGACGACTTTATTAACTTTTTGAAAGGTAAAGGCGGTCTTGACATTAAAGACCGTGAAGTATTTGACAAGATGCCAAGCTTTCAAAAGGCAGAGATTTTGGGTGACACAAAGTTAAAAGATCTGCATCACAAGTCTTATGAATTGATGGCAAGAATACACGGCTTCGAGAAGCGAGCTGGTGAGATCAATCCGTTTGTTGCCAAGCTTGACCCAGAGACAAAACTGTACTCAGGCGGAACTTATGACTTGGGGTTTGATCACGTTGTTGACGTGTTGAAAGAAGACCTAGCCACTGGTCGCATTCGCCCTGAGCAACTGAACAAGGTCAGCATGGAGCAGGCAGTACGCCGCACTTATGAGTACGACCAAGAGCTTGCCAAAAAAATGAACGAGGCTCGTATGACGTCTCGTGCTGAGTTGCCTGTCTACAAAGAATACCCAGAAGGTCTGAAGTGGGTGGAGCTGAATCGACCCGGCGACTTTGCCGCGGAGTCAGACGCCATGGGTCACTCAGTCCGTGGTTACGAGCCACCAGAAGGCAGTTCCGATTGGACTAAGAGTTCAGGTGATAGTGGTTACTCTGGCTACGGGCTTGGTGGATGGAATGCCATCAAGAGAGGCGATGCCAAGGTTTACTCGTTAGTTGACGCTAAAGGCGAACCTCACGTTACGGTTGAAGTAGGTGCATTCAAAGGTCAATTGCGCAACGAAGATTTGTTGCCGTACAAAGAGGCGGCGTTAGAGGAAGCTAAGAAACTGCCAAACGGCTACACAGACTATGATGTCAGGGACATCGAGATCCGTATGGCAAAAGAAAACATGCCTGCGTTTATCAATCAAATTAAAGGTAAGCAGAACGCCAAGCCCAAAGAAGAATACCTGCCATTCGTGCAAGACTTTGTACGTGGTGGCAATTGGTCTGACGTCCGCGACTTCAACAACACCAACTTGATCTCGGCAGATCAGATTAGAAAAGCTGGTTGGGACATGAAAGGTAATAAACAAAAGTACTTTACTTGGCAAGAGTTCGAAGACCTGAAAAACGCTGAGCAAAAGCGAGTAGAAGGCGGTGGCATGAAGGCAGGCGGTAAGGTGTCCATCTCCAACAACCCTGACACCATGATGCTCGAGGTGAACAACCAGAAGATGAAGAACGGCGTCCCTGCTTATGCAGGTGGCAAGCTCATAGTCGGAAAGGGATTGAAGGCGGCTAAGCCTCCAAAGATTGAAGTGCCGAGGCTATCCATGCAGTTTGGCAACGACCTGCCTATCAACATGAACACCGCTGAAGTCGAGAACTTGGCAAGGCGCTTCCCTGAGCCTACGGTTGATCGTGTGAACATGGCGCACAAAGACGTGCTCAAGCGCACACCAGAGCTTCAGGAAGCCGCCGCACGTATTGAGGCTGGTGATATATCAGCCGATGAGTATGCGCGCCTTGTACAGCGTTATAAGCCCGTTACGCCCTATGAGTCAGTCCCAGCGCCAGCCAGCCGTGAGGAGATTCTTGCCGCTCTGTCTAAGACCAGCCGTGAAGCTGAGGGTCTGCCACGCAAGGAGACGTACTTCGGCAAGCCATCCTCGACACTGAAGGAAGGCGACCCTGTTGGTCTGCGCTTAGACATTCCGTCCTACAACCAAGCGAACACTTGGGTCGTTACGGCGCACGGCCCCCGCAAGAGCCCAGTCTCTGGTGGTGCAGGCACACGCATTGGTTACGAGCCTGTTGCCATGGCGACCGACGTTGACTTCAGCGTTAGCCCCAAGGCGGCTCTAGGTATTGCCAAGGGCGCTGAGAAGAACACCATCGCCACCATGGAAGGCAAGTGGAAGCCCACAAGCTCCGACGAGGCGTTTACGTTGGCTAAGCAGTACCTGAAGAACCCAGAGTGGCGTCAGGTTGGCATGGATCCAGAGCGTCACAGCTTCTTCTATGACCGCGAGACCATGGCGCCTGTTGTCAATGCTGAAGAGGTCATCCAGATCGGCCCCCTCGTGCTGGCAAAGAACCCCAAGTTTGGCAAGCTGGAAGACTTCAAGTACGCCAGTGGCGGCTTGGCTCACATGAAGGAGGGCGGCTCTGAGGACGACGCTAAGCCCTACTTCGGTGGAGCTGGCACAAAGAAGTACGCCGCCGCTAAGAAACGCGCCGAGCAGGCTGACGTAAACACACTGAAGGATCCTCGCACCTACGCCGCTGTAGCTGGCTTGATGGGTGAACGTCCAGATGAGATGGGCTTCAGTGTTCTGCACCCTGACTACCAAGCAATTAAAGACGTGGCTGAGCCTGCTTTTGGGCTAGGCATAGCCGCACAAGCCTACCCAATGCTTGGCCCTTTGACCAAGGGGTTGCCTGTTGGGGCTAGCGTTAAGAGCGTGTCGCCCTTAGAGTCGTCAGGCGTTTTTACCAGCGCCATGGCAAAAGCAGATGCCGAGCGCGCACTGCCTTTGGTATTGCCTCGTGCCATGCCAAAATCCTTGGATGAAATCAACTCCCATGCAGAGCGTGTTGCGCGTCAGATGATGGGTGAGCACGTTACCAGTGGAAAAGCTGGCGACACCAAGAACCTTGCGGGTCGATCCATGAAGGAAAGCCAGCGCGTCAAAGCTCTTGATTATGAGCTGACACCTACCAAGGCGGTTCCAGAGTCTCAGGTGTATCAGCCGCAGATTGGCGACATCAATGTGGCGTTGCCGGGTGACTTCACCCTTTCTGACGTTGAGCTAAAGAGCTTGATGGGTGAGGCAATAGGTTCACGCCAAGAGGGCGGCTCACGCTATGGGCTTGGACACATGAAGGCTAAGACGCCTTTGTTTTATGCTTCCAACGAAGTCCCAGCTCAAGCGGTGCAAAACAAAGCGACTGACTTGTCAAACCTGTTTGGTTCTGAGCGCATCATTGGACAACACATGGCGATGGGGCCAATAGCTACAAACTTTGCTCAGCACTTTGCTGATGCCAACTTGCGCTATATCGATTACAGCAAGCTCACGCCTGAGAACATGTATATGTTTGACAAGTTAATGGCTAAGGGCTTTGAGATTACTAAGAAGAACCCTAAGACTGGCGAAATAATTGTCAAAGTTGTGGACTTCCCGCAGTGGCCCGGCATTGCAAACCCGCAAGCCGCCTACAAAGCCATGCAGAAGTACCCAGAGATGCGCAAGTACTTCAACAAGGTCATGCAGACGCCAAGCATCACTGAGCCTTTGAATTTACCTAATGGACTTGATGTTCGCTACGCAATCACCAGCCCAGACTTGCGCGACATGGAAGTGAACCTGACTGGACATGGTGTTGGTCAATTGGTTCCAAATGCACCACTGACTGACACTGCAAAACACAAGACATACAGCAAGGGCATTCCCGGCATGTACTTGGGTCACCAAGAGGTTCTTACACCTTTTGCCATCTCATACCCTGATGCCGCTCAGCACATCATTACGCATCAGCGTCCACAGGACTTCACTGGCACAATTCAAAAGGTGTTCCCACACCAGCGCGTTGACCAGCAGTTTATGGATGAAGTGGGAGCCTATCGCAGACGCATCAAAGAGCTTACTGGTAGAAAGAAGGGCGGAGCCGTCAAGAAAGAAGGCGGAGCAATCCAAAAGCCAGCCGCCAAGATTGATGGCAACGAGTTCGTCCTAGCCGCCCAGAAGTACGGGATCAAGGACAGCATGAACAACCTGAACAAGATCGTAGACCTTGTCAACAAGGGCTTGTCAGTGGATGATGCGGCACGTCAAGTAGCTGACACTGGTATGCATAAAGCCGCTGGTGGAGCAATAAGTGGCGATGATCTGATCCTTGAAGAGAGACCGCTATGACTATCATTGGAGCACTGAGAGCCGCTAAGGCGGGTGAGAAGGTCAGGAAGACTGCACCTTTCTACTCCGCGGTGGATGAGGCGCTTGCTAACTTAAAACGCAACAAAGGTACAGGCGCCGAGTTTTTTTCTGAGCTTAAAAATACAAAAAATATTAAACCTGTTGAGTTGTCTGATCGTAAGCTTGAAGAAGCCTTTAAAGCCAAGGGCAAGATGACCAAGGAAGAGGCTCAGCAAGTCCTAGCTGACAACCCGCCTCCAAAGGTTCAAGAGCGTATTCTTGAAGACATTGATGGCGATGAGCGTAGAAGGCTTCTTGATGACAAGATGGAGATTTATGGGTACGACAACTATCGTGAAGTGCCTCATCGAGTATTGCGTGAATGGAATGCAGAGATTGATGCTGAAGCCGCAAAGTATGCCGACGACGATTACAGAACTCAGGGCGGTAGCAATTACCGCGAGATGCTACTGAAGTTGCCTCAGTCTTATACCGAAAAAGACTTTCATCGTTTGTTGATGCTAGAGGCTGAACAGCGACGTGGTGACCTAACCCCTGCGCAAAGTAAAGAGATGGCAGAATTGCAGGCGAAGAAGCAAACAGCCGCATCCAACTACCAATCTGGTCACTGGGACGATGCCAACGTGCTGGCGCACATGCGTGTGCAGGATAGGTTGATTGCCCAGCCCCCACAGAAGGGCTTCTACGTTGTCAACAAGACGTCTGGTAGACAGTCAGCCATGTTTGACACACCTGAAGAGTTGCAGGCTTATGTTGAGACTTTGCCTGAAAGCATACGCAACAACGTGACCATGGCTCAAGGTGAACGCAAGGTTCCGCCAAGGAAGGTGTTGCAAGTCGAGGAGATCCAATCTGATTGGCATCAAGCTGGACGAAAAAAAGGTTACGCATCTGAGGAAAATCCAATGCGTATGACTGGCGAGGCTATACCTCTTGGCGACAACACCTACGGGGTGAAGTGGCAGGATGGCTCTGTAGATACGCTTGGTTACGGAAAACACCATGCGGAAACAATTGCTCAAGAAGGCAAGCTGACTGGGGTTGTTCCTGACGCTCCTTTCAAAAAGAATTGGCATGAGCTGGCAATGAAGCGTCTGCTGAACTATGCCGCTGAAAAGGGTTATGACGGTATAGCGATAACGCCCGGCGCGGAGCACTTCAAGCGCTACGGTAGTGAGCGCATTGATTGGAAGAAGGGCGATGACGGCTGGATTGTTGGAGCTAAGGAGCAGACTGGCGGACGCCATGAAGGTCGAGACCTTGAAGAGATTGCCCGTGATCGAGGCATCCTGCTTGAGCGAAGCGGTGACCAAGTCAAGTCTAAGGAAGACCTGCACCGCATTGTCAACACAGTATTGAATCGTGAAAACAACCCAGATCAGGTCAACAAGTTAACGAACCGCATTTGGGATCGTATGCAGACTGAAGCTGAAGGTACGTCCCTGCCCCGCAAGGAGGGCATGGAGGGCTTCTACGACAAGATGCTGACCGACTACCTGAATAGCTATGGTAGAGACTACGGCGCTCAAGTTCAGATGCGTCAGGTTGCGGCTACGCCTGAAGCCATGGAGAAGAAGTTCAACCTTAATCCTGACAATTTGCCTGACATGAACGCAGAACAGGCTAGTGACTACAGCAAGATCCTACAAGGGTTTGGCAACACACAACTGTCTGACGTTCACTACTTCCCAATCACTCAACCAATGCGTGAGTCCATCAAGCAGAAGGGTCTACCCCTGTACCAACAGGTTGGCATCCCAACTGCTGGCGCTGGTGCGGCTTCTCAGATGCTTGAGCCTGAAGAAGAGCCGCAGTATGGCACAGGTGGTGCTATTGCCAAGATGGCACTCAAAGCCGCGCCACAGGTTGTCAAGCCAAGCACTCTGACGGAGCTAAAGAAGGTTGTCCAGCAAGAGAAGGGTGGCTACGGCGCAAGGCGTATAGAACGTGCGGCTGACGAAGTCCCTAACCTTGAGAAGCTATACAAAGAGCAAGCGCTCAAAGAAGCTTTTCTTGGCGACAATGCAAAAGCTTTGATGACCATGAACCCTGCGGATTTTGAAAAGTACGCCGCAAAGCTGTTACCGCGAAACGTCTCCGTGCCGGGCGTCATGGGTGACAAGATGCGACAGTCAACCGAAGACTATGTAAAGTATTTACGAGAACTTCCTGAAGGTTTTAACGAGGCGCCGTATCTTCTGATTAACAAAGAAGAGTTTGGTTTACCTTTGATTCCATACGTTACAGGGCACGAAGGTCGCCACCGCAACAGGGCATTGACCACCCAAGGCGAAAAATCAAATTTAGTTCGTTTTGTACCAAGTTTTGAATTGCGTGAGCCATTACCACGCCGCTCACAAGAAGAGTACATTGAAGGTCTAAAGCAAGAGTTGCAAATGACTGGCAACCAAGTTATGCCAGAAAAATACTGGGATGATTCGTTGCCTAAAAATTTATTGATTCAACGCCCACCAATACAACTGCCTGACATCTACGCTAAAGGTGGAGCAGTTAAACCAAAAGTTAAAGACTCGAAAAGCGGCAAGGTTAGAATGACTGAGAACCGCGATACTATGTTCATGGAACTGAGCAACAAGAAGCTCAAAAGGAAATAAGCTATGGCGACACAATTCCCACAAGATCCTAACGCGGGTCGTTTTATCGATGGGTTAAAAGATCAGCAGGTAGAGGCTGACGAAGGCATTGAATACGAGATGCCCCCAGAAGATGCTGAGGTTGAAGAGTTGCCAGACGGCTCTGCCATTGTTCACATGGAGAGCAAGGGGCCCATGGAGGACGAGGACTTCTACGCCAACTTGGCAGAAGAGATCTCCCCCTATGACCTGAACAAGATTGCCCTGCGCTACATGGACTTGGTCGAGAACGACAAGAAGTCTCGAGAGGAGCGCGACAAGAAGTACGAAGAGGGTTTGAAGCGTACAGGCATGGGGAATGATGCCCCGGGCGGTGCTACGTTCATGGGCGCCAGCAAGGTCGTTCACCCTGTCATGGCTGAAGCCTGCGTGGACTTCGCCTCCCGCGCCATCAAAGAGATGTTCCCACCAGACGGCCCCACCCGCACCAAGATTCTTGGCGACGTGGATGAAGCCAAGATCCAGAAGGCTGAGCGCAAGCGCGACTACATGAACTGGCAGTTGACTGAGCAGATCGAAGAGTTCCGCGACGAGCAGGAGCAGATGCTGACTCAGCTCCCCTTGGGCGGTTCACAGTACATGAAGCTGTGGTACGACGACAAGAAGAAGCGTCCCTGCGCCGAGTTCATGCCCATCGACAACATCCTGTTGCCCTTTGCCGCCGCGAACTTCTACACCGCTCAACGTGTCACTGAGATGCAGACCATTACCGAGTGGGAGTTCAAGAATCGCATTCGCTCAGGTCTGTACCGTGACATCGACTTGGTTCGCGTAAGCGCTGAGCCAGAGGAAACCCACTCTGAGAAAGCCAACAACAAGATCGAAGGTCGCAAATGGGACGACAACGAGGATGGTCTGCGTAAGGTCTATCACATCTACACATGGCTCGAGCTAGAGGACGATCCCCTGACCAATGGTGAGTCAGCCCCCTACATCCTAATGGTTGACGAGCACGAGAACGAGTGCGTTGGTCTGTACCGTAACTGGGAAGAGGGTGACGAGACACAGACCAAACTGGATTGGCTGGTCGAGTTCAAGTTCATCCCATGGCGTGGTGCGTACGCTATCGGCTTGCCACAGCTCATTGGTGGCCTCTCCGCGGCTCTTACAGGCTCTCTACGCGCTTTGTTGGACTCTGCCCATATCAACAATGCGGCAACCATGCTAAAGCTCAAGGGAGCGAAGATCTCGGGTCAGTCCCAACAGGTGGACGTGACGCAGGTTTGTGAGATCGAGGGAGCCCCCGGTGTTGACGACATCCGCAAGATTGCCATGCCCATGCCGTTTAACCCACCCTCAGAGGTCTTATTCAAGCTTCTGGGCTGGTTAGACGGTGCGGCTAAGGGGGTAGTGACCACCGCAGAGGAAAAGATCGCTGACGTGAACTCCAACACCCCTGTTGGAACCACCCAAGCTTTGATCGAGCAGGGCGCCGCAGTGTTCTCCGCCATCCACTCACGCCTGCATGACAGCCAAGGTCGCGTCCTCAAGATCCTTGGTCGCCTGAACCGTTGGTACTTGGAAGAGCAACGCAAGGGTGAAGTGGTCGCTGACCTCGATATTCGCAAGGAAGACTTTGCTTCCAACACGGACGTGATCCCTGTTTCTGATCCGCACATCTTCTCTGAGACTCAGCGTATGGCGCAGAGCCAAGCGGTGATGCAGATCATGAAAGAGAACCCAGACCTGTTTAACCGCAAGGTCGTGGTGGAGCGGTTCTTGAAGCAGATCAAGGTGCCCGGGATCAACGAGATCATGAAAGACGTACCTTCTCCTGAGAAGCGTGACTCCGCCAATGAGAACGTCGCCATGATGCTCGGTCAAGCGGCGTTTGCTTACATGGAGCAAGACCACCTGTCTCACATCCAGAGCCACATGGACTTCTACAAAGACCCAATCTTTGGTTCAAACCCCATGGTTCAGCCGATTATTCTGCCCCAGATGGTCGAGCACCTGAAGCAACACATCTCCATGTGGTACTTGAACCGCATGAATGGCTACGTTGTGAAGACCTTGGGTCGCCAAGCTACGGACTACGACAATCCAAAGGTCACTCCAGAGGCGGACAAGCTCATGGCTATTGCCTCACAGCACGTTACCTTGGACACACAGAAGGTATTTGCGCAGGTTGTGCCTGAATTGCAAGCAATGATGCAGACAATGCAGAAGCTCAAGCAGGGTCAGACCCCTCCAATGACACCAGAAGCACAGGTTTTGCTCCAGACAAGCATGGCAGAGACCCAGCGCTTGACTGCAAAAGACCAAGCGGACAACCAATTGGCTGTTCAAAAGCTTCAAAACCAACAACAACTCGACGTTGCCAAGCTCACACAGAGCAAACAGCAGTTCGAGTCGGATCAACAGCTCGAAGTGGCGATGCAAACAGAGAAAAATCTCACACAAGAGCGCATAGAGTCTGCAAGATTGACGCGAGACGCGGCAAAACTGCAACAAGAGCAGGTAAAAACTGCAACCGAGCTTCAACGTGAAGCACAAACCTACTTAGGAGGCTGAAATGGCTACATCTAACCCTTACCACAACGAAGCAGTGCCCATGCACAAGCGTATTGCCGCTGGCGAAAAGCTTGATGGCTCGTCTTTGAAGACCTCTGGCAACACAGCGCCAGCCAAAAAACAAGGAGGCGCCCTATCGCAAGCTAAGAAAAAATAATGTTATTCAATTTGGGTGATCTGATCGGCGCAATCAAGGTGCGTCAAGCTGAAATAGCTTCTTCCCTAGCGGCTGGAAACGTCGCGTCATGGGAGGCGTACCAACGCACGGTCGGCACAAACTTGGGATTGCAGGAAACCCTCGATCTCATTAACAAAATGTTAAAGGACAAAGAAGAAGATGAGCGATAACCCCGAAGTGTTGGAAAACGCTGAAGTGAAGTGGGCATTCCCCGCTGTTAGCCCGGGTGCTAAGCCATTAGGTGGTCGAATTTTGGTGCAATTACGTCGCACAAAACAGAAAACGACAAGCGCAGGGATCATTTTGGTAGAAGAGACCAAAGAGACCGAGAAGTGGAACAACATGGTGGCAAAAGTCATCGAAGTTGGCCCTCTCGCATTCAAAAACCGTGACACCATGCAAGGCTGGCCTGAAGGCTCGTGGTGCGAGGTCGGTGATTACATCCGAGTCCCCAAATGGGGCGGAGATCGTTGGGAAGTTAAGGTTGAAGGACAGGACGATCACGAAGATCCAGCCCTGTTCATGATCCTGAATGACCACGAAATCATTGCCAAAGTCATTGGTGATCCCCTAGCTATGAAAGCATTCTTATGACCACAGAAAACGAACTTGACAAGATTGTTGTCACCGAGGAAGCAGACGGTTCAGCCGTTATTGACCTTCCTGACAGCATTGAATCCCCTGATGAACAGGAAGACGACCGCATGGCGGCTGGCGGCTCTGCTGACCAAGCTGACGACGACGTAATTCCTGAAGACGAGACTGAATACCAACGCGCACGTCGTGAAAAGCGTCGTGCCAAGCGGGATTTGGCTAAGAAGACAGGCGTAGAGAAGGACATGAAACTCCAGCTCTTGGAACGCAAGAACCAAGAATTGATGGAGCGTTTGTCCGTTGTGGAGCGCAAAACCCACTCTGCTGACCTAGCCCGTATCGACAAGGCTATTGAAGACCAAGAACTTCGCTTGCAGTACGCCAAGATGAAGATCTCTGAGGCGGCAAGCGCTTCTGACGGTCACGCCATGGCAGAAGCCCAAGAGATGATGTACGAAGCCCGTCGCCAGATGGAAGCTTTGTCCAACTTCAAGAAGGCGGCTGTAGAGCCTCGCCAGTCCCAAGGAAACGTCCCAGATCCTCGCCTGCAACGCTTGGCGGCGAACTGGATGGAAAAGAATGATTGGTACGACCCGAACGCTCGGGACACCGATTCCAAGATTGCAAAGCAAATTGACGAGACTCTGGTTTCAGAGGGTTGGGATCCAACCTCACCTGATTACTGGAATGAACTCGATAATCGCTTGCATAAGTACTTGCCACACAAGTACAATGACACCACGGACGTACGTTCGTCTACTAAGAGACCAAGGAGTGTTGTAACAAGTTCTGGTCGCGAAAGCGTCAACGGAAGCACCAACAGGAACACATTTGTACTGAAACCAGAACAAGTGCGCGCAATGAAGGATGCTGGCTTTTGGGATGATCCCGATAAGCGATCCAAGATGATTAAGCGATATGCGCAAGAAGCTCGAAACAACTCTTACTAAGGAAACAAGTATGACCGAATCACGTTTGAAAAAATCTCTGAACGCAGGTGGACGCAATGATCGCGCAAGCGAGGACGCCAGTCGCGCCGCTCCAGAAACAAAGTTCGTAAGCTCACAGGAACGTCGAAAGATGTGGAGTGATGAATGGAACCAATCAGCACTGCCAAAAGTACCAGAGATGCCGGGCTGGCACCTCATTTGGCTCTCAACCACCAACGCATACGACACCATTGATAAAAGGGTGCGACTTGGCTACATTCCCGTGAAAGCGGACGAAATGGCTGGGTTCGACAACTACAAAGTCAAAGCTGGCGAACACGTTGGGTACATATCATGCAACGAGATGTTGCTGTTCAAATTGCCCATGGATGTCTACCAAGACGTTATGGCGCAACTGCACTTCGAAGCTCCCCAAGAAGAGGCGGACAAAGTCCGTGTTCAGCTTGAGAACCTTCAAGGTCAGCGTGACAG